ATCCCGGTGCGCGGGCAGAACGGATCGTCAATGCCCGCTGCGTTTGTGAGCCGCAGCATCTGGTCTTTTAGGGGGCGCAGCGCCCTCGCGCGCAGGGCGTCAGCCAGTTGGCGTTTGAGGTCCTGCTGCGGGAGCACGAGGTCCGACATAGCGGCCAGGGTCTGCTCGGTGTTCATCGCGAACCCCCGTCACCCTGGAGCACGCCCCGGTCCTTGCGGCTCGCGAGCTTCGCGGCGTTGCGGGCGAGCACCTGGCCGAAGGCGTGGCCTTGGCGCCGATCGTAGTCGCGCAACTGGTCCACAAAGCGCAGAAGACCCGCGGTCAAGCGGCGGTGCTGCTTTGCAGCCTTGACCGGGCCGGTGTCCCGCAGCAATTTCTTGGCGGCGTTGCCCATGCGGGCCGAGGTCATCAGCAGAAGCGTGTACGCGTTTTCGCGCTCGTAACTGTGTCCCTCCACTTGCGTGGCCACCATCTCAGTGATGCCAAGTTCGGCGGCGAGGCGGGCCACGTACCACCACACGTCGCCGGATTCGTCGGCCGTCTGCGCCTCCAGGTACTCGGCGATCTCGCCGTTCAAGCCCAGCACGCAATAGGCGATTGCCAGGGGGGAGCCGGTGCCGGCTCCGGGGTAGATCGCGGTGCTCGCCGTCTGCGCGGCGTACTCGGGGAAGGTCATAGGGATGTGCATGTTCGATTCCTCGCTCTTGGCTAAAAAGTGGATGGTCTTGGAGTACATGGCTGCGGTGAGTCCACCGCGCACTCGCAGGCGTAGGACTCGATCCGCTTGACCTCGGTTCCTTGGTGTTCGCAGATCACCACGCAGGCCCAGGGGTCGATCGGTTCAGCCTCGATCTTCCAGTTGTCCGACAGCAACTCAGCGATCAGGCCGAGCACCGCCATGGCAACCACGATGCGCTCGCCGACAGACGATGCGCTCAATGACAGATTCACGTTTCTCTCCGTTGCTACGCCAGCACTATAGCCAACGCAGCAGAAGAGAGCAAGCCGCCGATCACCCTGCCTTGAACGTCTCCTCGCTGAACGTGCCGTCTGCTTCCGTCACGCGGACGGTGAGGTGGCTCCAGTGCAGCATCGGATACTCGCCGTCCTTGGNAGCGANCAGCGCGTANAGCGCNGCCGTCTGCTCGGGGGTCGGCGCAAAGCCCTCGACNTAGCCGAGGGTGGAGTGGATGCGGTAGTCGGGATGCTGGGGCTTGCTGACCAGGTGGGCGAGAGCGCGCAGCAGCCGGTCGTATGCAACCTCGACGCCCCACGCCCCGCTGTGCTCGACTACCACCGGGGTGCCCTTGTCGCCGCTTGGGAACAGTGCGATCCTGCGGCAGCGGTTCGGCGGGGGCGTCTCCATCCGAGAGGCAACACCCGCCACCACGGCCTCGACGGTCGGCAGCGCCGCGCGCTCAACGTCCCCCAGGTAGAGCACAGTCGTGTGCAGGGGCTCGCTTGGGGTCATGGGCCCCACGATGCCCTCGGCGCCCTCTCGCAGGGCCTCAAGCGTGCTCAGGGCCTCGCCGGTGTAGGCCACCCACACCACGACCTTGACCGGGTCCACCAGGATCGCGTCCTCGCGGCGTGCGGGGTCCTCGGTGTCGAGTTCCTCCGCGGGGCTCTCCTCGTCGTCTGCGCCCTCCGCGGGGTCTTCGCCGGGCTCGGCGTTGTCCGGCCCGCTTTCGGCGGCCAGGCGAGCAGCCTCGCGCTCCTGGGCCTCCATTTCGCGGCGCAAGGCGTCTGCCTCGTCCCTGTCCCAGGCGGCTTGGTCCCATTCCTCTGTCTCGGCGCTGTACCCCGTCGGGCGGAACCGCGATGCCCCGACCACGTCGGGCGCGAGAACGCCGGCGTTGATGTAGGCCACATCGGTGTCGGCCACGACCTTGCGCGTCTCGGCCAACTCCTTTTGCGTGGGCTCGCCCAGAGGGTTGAACACGATCGCCATGTCGTCGGGGTCGCCATCGATCCCCGAGTCGGAGGCGAGCACCAGCACCTCCAGCAAGCGCCGCAGGCCGGGCTCGTACTTGAGGCCCTGATAGGCCGCGATCACCTGGTGCCAGAGACGCTCGCCGCTTGCATCATCCGAGGACAGCCCGCCGGGGGCTTGCCCGAACAGGCGGCTGGCCGGGTAGCCCGTGACCGCTTGCAGGCTGTTGCGGGTCATCGTGTCCAGGTCCTTGAACCCGGTCGGGTTGCTCGTCTTCTGCTCGTACTCCTCGCCCGATGCGAGCAGGAGCAGGTTCTGCGAGCTTTTGCCGAGAGCGATCTGCTTCATCCGAGTCCAGAAGTTGGCGGCCCCGTCCCCCGTCGCCTGAGCACTGAGCGCCGGCGTGGTCACCACGTCAATGCTCATCTGCTGGGCCTGCACAGCGACCGCCTGATCCAGCACGGTACGGGTCCGGGCCTGATCCCAGGAGAGATCGAGGATGCTCGCCGCGGTGCCCTCGTTGCTGCGCTCGATCGTGGGGGGCAACTCGGCGCCGTCGAAGCGGAGCACGCGGGGGTGATGCACAAGCGTGCTGCTCGTTGCCGCGCCCGAGGGGGTCACGTAGTAGTTCTCTGGGCGGCCGAAGTTGGGATCCATCGGCGAGGTGGTCAGCGTGCCCACCTGGAACTCGTGCCGGTCCAACACCACGAGGTTGACCACCGCCTTGACCTTGCTCGGGTCCAAGGGCTGCGAGAGGTCCATGTCCTCGGGCTCTTCTTCGCCCTCGTCGGTCACCAGCAGGATCAGCGCCGTGCCGTAGAGCCGGCCCCAGGTGTCCGCCATCTGTAGGTGCTGCCGTACCCGCAGGCGATTGAACTCCTGCTCGACGCCCTCCACCGGCTGCTCGTCTTCCCCTTGTACCTGCCAGCCCTTGCGGGTGGCCTCGGCCGGCAACTCGGCGACGATGCGGCGCCCATAGCCGTTGTACCGCCACAGCGCGGTCAACTCCGAGCGGGTGAGCCCCTTGCGGGTCGTATCAGGGCGACCGGCCTGCCCCCGGTCGGTGGGCATTCCGAACGACGTTGCCGAGTTGCGAATGCTGTCCGCGCGCTGCTCCGGCGCCGGCGGCAACTCGGGACCTCCAGAGAAGTCGGGGAGCGCGGGGCGCGGGGCGGGGCTGAACAGATCGCGGAACCAGGACATAGGGATCGTCCTCCTGCCGCGCAGAGTAGCGGGGCGGGGGGACCTGCGGCAACCTCAGCGCGTCACCCGCACGAACTCGTCGATCTCAGCCTTGAGCCCAGCCCGGCGCACGTGCCGCCGCGCGGGCCTGCCCACCAGCCCCTCGCCGTCCTCTGTCTTCACCCCGCAAAGGGTCCAGGTGCCGTCCTCCTTGACGTTCACGCGCACCGCGTCGCCGTTGCTCAGGTGCACCGTCTGAAAGTTGCTCGGCGTCGCCATGCCCATCAAGCGAGCCCCCACACCATCGCGAAGGCGGCGAACACCACCGCAGCCGCGAGAACATCGACCAAATCCAGCGGCAACTCGGCCGCTCTCTGCATCTGCTTGCCCATCGGGGCCTCCTGCTTTGCTACGCCCAAAGGGTAGCGCGGCGGGACCTATAGCGCAAGGCCCCCGAGCAGGCGATCGATCCCCTCCAGCAGCGCCGTGCCCGACTTCTCGCTGCCCACGGTCCAATAGACGTGGACCTGAGAGGCCGCGTCGACGTGGTCGTCGTGGCTCTCCTTGCCCGAGCCGGTCGAGCCAAAGGCGACGTGCTGATCGAGCCAGACCGCCACCCAGGGGCACTCGGCGTGCCCGTCCTCGGGGATCCAAACCAGGTCCGACTCGGCGGCCCCCTCGGTGTAGTTCGCGCGCGCCTTCTTGCCCCCGTGCTTGTTCGGCTTGAACCCGACCACGGGGATCCCGGCGGCCTTGAGTTCATCCATCAGCGGGATCCCGTTGCTCGCCTCCTCCACGAGGAATTTCTGCGCGCCGAGGTGCCGCCAGTATTCCCAAGCGGCTGCGGCCTCGGTCTTGAGCTGTGTGTACAGCCATCGCCCGTGGATCATCCCGAGCAGGTAGCGCTTGCCCTTGAGACGGCCCCAGATCTGAATGCTCGTCTCGTCGTGCTGGGCCTTGTTCTTGCTCGCGCAGTCGACCGAGATCACCACCTCCTCGCAGAGGCGGGCCAGGGCCTGGGGGCTCGCGGAGTAGCGCCGAAACATGCCCGTGTTGAACTGCTGGCCGTGCGTGCTGCGGGGCGCTTGCTCGTATTGGGCGACCCAGGAGCGCAGCCCTCGCGACTTGCGCGCCTGGTAGAAGTCGATCACGTTGTCGGGCCAGTCCACCGGGCGCCGGTCGAACTCCTCGCGGGGCATACGCATCGCCGCCCACTGCGCACTCCGGTGCGCGGGACAGAGCAACTCCCCAGGCTTGCGCGGGTCGCGCTCGTAGGCGTGCGGGGCGTCGGGGTTGTAGTGCATCGGGAGCACCACCGCCTGCCCCCCCAGCGCGTTGTCGGTCCACTCCGCCCGCTTGAGCAAGGCGCCGGCCAAGTCGTCCGGGTGCAGGCGCTGCATGATGACGACGCGGGGATCGTCCTCGCCGTCCAGGCGGCTGTCCAGAGCGTCGTCGAACACATCGACGATCTCCTGCATCATGCGCTTTTGAACCTCCGGCGAGTGCTTGATCACCTGCTTGGCGTCCGCGGGGTCATCGATCACCAGTTGACGCGCGCGAACACCGGTCACGTCTGCGTCAATGCCCTTGCACTCTCGGCCCCCTCCCAAGTCGTTGCGCCAGAGCTTCACGGCGCTTTTGTCGTAGCGGATCACCCAGGGCTTGCCGCCCGTGTACTTGGCCCAGGCCGGGGGCTCTGCACAGGAGAGCATGTAGCGGAGCAGGCCCTGATAGAGGGGGGAGCGGATCAGGGACCGCGTGCGGTCGCTGTCTCGCTCGGCCAGGGCGCCCAGGTTGCTGACCGTCAGCGTCTGCAACTGCGGCTCGTGGAGCATCTGCCACGCCGGCCAGTACACCGACACGAGCATGGACTTGGCCATGCCGGGGGGGATGCAGATCACCAGCCGCTTGATCTCCCCGCGGGTGACGCGCTCCAACTCCTCGCAGATCACCCGCATGTGCCAGGCGTCCTTGAGCGGGCGCCCAGGGTGGAGCACACCCCAGAGCAGCCGCACGAACTCCCAGAGAGAGCGCCGGGCCAACTCGTACTTGCCCTTAAGGCGCAGAACCGTCCGCAGTTCGCGCCTCGCCTCGGGCGGCAGTCGGTCTATCGCCAGTGCAGCGGATCCAGCCATGTACTCCTCGCCCATGCAGGGTAGCGGGCGAGGCGGGCCAGCGCTACGTCGGCATCGACAGCGCCTCGGCGTAGGTCAGCAGGTCAACCAGCGGCTGCACGGCCGCAGGGACCGCGTAGCGGCCCGCCGTGACGCTCCAGAAGCCCAGGGCCCCGCCGCAGGGAATGGGCTCAGCCAGACGCCGCACAGCGCCGATTCTGAGGCACCAGCCGCCGGGCAGAGCCCAGGGCTCGCGCTCGGGGTTCTCGACCCCGCCGAAGGGCAGCACGTAGTCGATCCGCATCATGCCCAGCAGAGCGCCGCGGGGCTGCTCCTCGCGGGGCGGCATGTGGGGCCAGATAGGGCGCAGGTCGCGCTCTGCCTTCGCCTCGCTGCACCAGAAGGCTCCAGCCGCGTGCAGAGCCACCCAAGCGGGCAGTGGCCAGCCACGGGGCACCGTGCGGCGCGGGCGGTTCTCCCAGGGCTTGACGCCNGCAAGGATTGCGCCGG